GTCGAGGGACAACTTACGGTAGTTCATTTTAGGAACCCACCGTTTGTATCGAGGCGAAACCTTACTGTATCTAACCCCTTCTGTGGGATTAGACCAATAAGGAACAAGAAAACAGTCCTTTTCTAGTAGACGTAATAAATAAGCAATGGTTTTCGGTAAGTACGCATCGCAACGCGTACACCAATCATGAATCTTATTTATCGCGACATACACGTCCGGGTCATGACGGAGATTCTCTACATAGAAAGGTGTTATATTAACACCTTCCCAGTAGTCTCCTCCACATGACTCACGAAAGGGACCGTCTGAGTACGATTTAGTTGTATTAACAACTAAACCTGCCTCAGCAAGGGTCTTAGCTAGAGCATCAAAATCACAGGCGGGAACGATAATATCGTCTCCAAACACTGCAGTGTTGCAATAATTGAGAAAGAATCTTCTACTTTCTCTGCTAGACTGCACTGCGTAAACCAGTGATAATAATGTCAACGTCATCATAGGAAATGTAAAACCATTCCCCATTGTAGACATCATATTTAACTCAACCCACCTACCATCAATTTGAGTCATAGGGCTACGAATAGCCATAAGAAAATCAAACCAAGAAGTAGGCCATAGGAGCTTAATTAAAGCGATAGATATTAAATCAGAAGCGCTTTTTAGATCAATAGTCGCAAGGCTATTGTCAACACTACCGAGTTCAGCTAGGATCTTGTTATAATCCTGTTGATCTTTTATATCTAACCCAACACAACGTAAAGCCCTCTCTATTTGCATGCCAGCAGCAAGCTGCAATGACATGTTCATAAGAGGTTCGGTTGCGATGGTCCTTTCAGTTTCAGCGTTTTTCGGAACTGTACTAAGTGAACTACCGTTAACCATAGTAAATACACAATCTTTCTTTCCATCAAAGGAATATAGATGTGGATTCATTTTACGCAACAAAGTCGCGTATGGTAATGCCCCTTCAGTACAAGTTGGATTCTCAATCCTGATTTTATCAGCGAAATGAGTATGGAAGGTGCCTTTTGAGGCACCAGGACCATATTTCCAGTTTTGAAGTACTGTAGCTAAATCTAGTTCATTTTGACAACCTGTATTACAGGATTCAAGTGCGTGAGATATAAAATCTCGCGCATCTGAAATTATGTCTAATGGTAGGCTTAAGGCTATCTGTCCACAACTTTGATTAGTAACTTCAAAGTCGTTTTTCGTCTTCACGGACAAATCAACATCAGAGAAAGTGACTCTTTTTGGGAGTCGCTCTAACTGACGAGTGAAATTGGCGCGTGAAGATATAGAACGTGAGGTCGAGCAAAGCTCGGATAGTTCGTTAGCAGCAATGCTAAGGAAAGAGCGTAACCGCTCATCTACAACACCATGCGGAGCACGGTTAGCAATAACTTGTTTTCCCATGAAATATCTCCCAATAGGATTGAAAAGCAATGTATCAAATGATACCTGAAATAACGGAATCACCTATGCCAGCTGACACTTGGGCTAAAGTTCCAAGATGACAAGAAAGCATAGCTCTGATTTCCTCAGGTTCATAAGTATCAACACCAGCAGGAACTTCGATCGTAGTTGTTACACGACAAACGATGTTATTCTGGTTGACGGCAGGAGCCGCGCCCTTACGAGTTATTAATTTGTAAGAGTTGATAGGAATACTTTTGATTATACCGGTGACTGGATTAGCCTGTGGCAATGTTTTAAGTTGCATAGGTCTAAAGAAGGTTACGGTAAACGGTTTGCTAACCGAGTGCACATCCACACTTGCTTGGGTACCGCCTAAAGCTGTAATGGCATATTGTTTGCCATTAGGGCTAGGGGCGATATCCGCTGTAAGTGTGTATGTAGGTGTTGTAAATCCGGTTTGTGCTGCGCCAGTAACTGGCGTAGTAGGAGCGAAAGACATAATAGTTCTCTCAAAGGACACGAAGGCCCTCAAATTGGTTAATAAAAATAGTGTTTAGGAAAATACTACTTACCTTGTACCAGGATGGATGCAAGGTTGAGTATTTTATTCACACTGTTAAGACCAATCTCGTCTATGCTTTTAAAGCGTAGAGCGCGATGGGGTATATCGGATAAGGTGGTCCGTTCAAATATGAGTGATTTCTGAGACAAGGAACCCTCAACTTTCCGTACCAGAGTTCTGGTACTAGGAACGTTGAGAGTTACAGCTTGCTTCATATTCATTTCATATTTGACGGATTTGGTGCAATAGAAGGTATTCCCTGCCGGACTCGAAAAAACATCTTCGAGAAACGCACCGGTGGTACCGAAATAATCGGCCACCCAACTAAAAACAGTTAACTCCCACAAAACAGAGGGAAGAGAACTGAACTCCAAGCCAAAATGTTCAGGCAAGGAATAGTTGTTTGCAGATGAGATGTCAAATAAGACACCCGCAGAATATCGCACTTTGTAATTATGGTCGATCTGAGAACGCTTAAACCCCCAAGTACAGCCTGAACAAGCTGTATTGGTGGTAGCAGTGGAACCAGAAGAAGACCATCGTTCCTCATATGATCCTGTATACGTGGAGCTATGATCCTGTCTAAGTAGATACGAAGACAAAGAATTTATAGCCTCATGAGTATCAGCAATCGTAGGAGAAATGGCAAAGCTAAATTGTAGCCATGCTTTACCCACCTTACTTGCAAGTCCTTTAACCTTTCCATGCTTAAGTTCTATAAGAGCCTTTAACAGCTCAGAAGTAACTTGAGAAGTAGAAGAGATTAAAGATCGGGTCTCTTTCAGTTCAGCTACAGGAAGTAGCAAATTGAATTGATTGATGTCCCTTGCAAGTTTGCCTTTCAACCTTTTTAACGCTAAATCATCAGCCACTGGCCGTGATGGAGCAGAAATAACTGGTGAAAGGCCTCCAAGCACCTTAGTATACGCCATACTTTCATGGTCAACGTTGCCCGCTTTCCAAACAACCTCAGATTCTAAAAGAGGTTGCTTGATAATATTGGACACACGTTTATATGCAAGTGATGCATTCTCGTGTTTGGAGATGAGAACTAAATGTTCCCCGTTCGCATACTTCCGAGTATTTCTAGTATTACTGCTAAAATTAGCGGCAAGAATAGAACCCGAAGAAGTACCATCGGTAATAACTTTATTACCACCGTAATACTTCACCGGAATACTTTCGGTGCCTAC